AATTAAACATACATTCATAAATATCTCCTATTTTAGATATTTATAAAATTTTTGGTCTCTAAAATTAATTTTAGTACTTGTTCATAATACATCATAACCTTCACTCGTAGTAAAGTAAACCCTTTTTATACCAAAAGTGTCGATAGCCATGTTACAGCCGCTGCAAGGCTTAGCCAATCCGCGAACAAATTTCTTGTTACTATTGTCAGGGTGCTTCACTCTGAGTACGTACATGGTACACTTGGAAAGATAATCTACATCAACTACTCGCAGGGCATTCTTGATGCAATCGACTTCAGCATGCAGGTAAAGTGCTTCCTCGTGCTTCTGAAATCGCTTGGCCATAGGATGCGATTTCATTTTGTTATAGCCCACGGCTATAAGCTCATTCCGATGCACAAGAAGAGCCGCAACGCGAGACCTAGAAACAGGTTCATTCGCAATTGCGACTCGTTCAAGTATATTCCAGAATTTTTCTGGCTTCATTAGATCACCAGGCTAGAAGTCTGCTTTTGATACTGTGTGGCTACTGACTTGTCAGTCTTTAAAACAACTAGGACTGATGATAGTGGAAGCGTAATCTTGTCTGTATCAGCAGCAGAAAAGATAAATGGGACTAGACCAAGTCCCTGTGGTCCCATCATAAAGGTCATGACCTTCGAGACGGTAATAGTTTCTACTGTTTGATCGGCAAAACGAGCAATGAGTTCGTCGCCGCTTGTAAGCTTGAGTGTGATAACATCATTAAGTGTAAAAGTCATTAATCTTCCTTATAGTTATAATATTCAGCATATTCATCCAAGAGCTTTTGTGCTTCTGGATATCGGATGCACATTGAATTGATGATACCAACAGCAAAGCCTAGCATATATGCATATTCACCATCAGTAATTCCATTAGTGGATGCAATATGCTTTAGAAGGTTTTCGGTAATAGGCATTATGCAGCTTCCTTTTCACCACGAGCGATCTGAATGTCGATGTCCCGGAAGGTCACGACAAACTGAAGCATTTCGAGAGCAGTGTCAGCAAGAACAGCGATCGAATGCTTGGAGGGCGACTTGGGATTGAAATATTCAACATGAATCCAGTCGATAATATTACCAGCAGCATTCTTTGCCTGTACGATGCGGATCACTTCGCCGCGGATCATACCAGCAGCAGAGTTCCAGCGGACGCGATCACCGATGAGGATAGTCTTAGGATAAGCCATGTCAATCTCCATTCCTTATAGTTTAGTCTACCACGTTTTGGAAAAATGTCAACCATTAATTAGGAAGACGGATACCCTTCGGGCTGATGGGCTCAAGGGTCTTGAAACCCCATTCGACACACCCATTTTCAAGACTGGGAAGTTCCTCATCCTTGGTCCACTTACCCCAGCAGTTACCATAGCCGTTATAGCCATAGGTACGAGAGAACCACTGACCATCCTCACGGACAGCAACCTCGATGCGACGGCAGTAGGAGTCGATGCCGATGAAAGATTCGATTGCCTTGGCCATGTGATTATCTCCTCAGTTGATAATTCAGTCTAATCTATTTTTGGAAAAATGTCAATCAAAAAGATCGACAAGTATGTCAGAATTTTCAGAAGAAAGAACGTTATCAAGTTCGGTTTGAAGTTCAAGTGCAAGAAGTTGAAGTTTTTCAGAAGGAGAGGAAAGTGACAGTTTTGCAAGGATGTCAGTGAAGGCGTTGAAGTTGGTTTCGTTAAGATTGATCATTTAGTATCTCCTCAGTTGATAATTCAGTCTAACCTATTTTTGGAAAAATGTCAACTGCTTTATGCTGTCTCAACGATTCTTTCGTTAAAAAAGCTTGGGGTCCATCCATCGAATCCGCTTCCAAAATTTAGGCTCCGACACAGGTCCTTAGCCTCATTTGCTGGCATGCTCATGACAATATACTGGTCGGTGCGTGTCTCATAGATTGAAGATACGAATTCGTTCTGCTTAATGATCTTGTAGTTCATAGTTACTTAAAGTCCTTAAATTTGTTACGATCAAACTTAGATGGTTTATCACCTGACGGAGTCTTGTCCATTACAGGACTGTCATCCACTAGATCTTGTGCTGCCTTTTCTACATCATACAGTTTCATCCTTGCTCTGTCAATACCAACAACAAATCGTTTGTAATAACTTGGATCATTATAGCGATTCTTCAACTGCTTGACCATGATCTGACCTAGTTGATCAAGTTCTTCTGAGACAATCAATGCTGCCATGAAGTCACATGTAGCAGGTAGACCAAATGATTCAGACGTATCGGTAATCTCAACATCAGAATTACCATAACCAGATCTTGTAGTCTGTGTAGCACTAATCAGTGGAATATTAAACTCTACTGCCAGACCACGAAGTTCTTCAGCAATAGACTTGATCATAGTGTATGAATTTACGTTTGAACCACCTTTAATTCTACTTGATGTACAAAGATTGAGATAGTCAACATAAACAACATCAGGAACAAAGTTCTTCTTGAGCTTTAATTCATTGAGAAGATGCCTGAAGTTAGCCGCACCTGCCGAAGCAGTAGGGTATTCCTTGACAATGAATTTGCCCTTGGTCTTCCCTCTGAGTCGATCCATCATCTTGACATAGGATTCCTTGGAGAGTTCCTCAAGTTCACCCATAGTGACATTCAGCAGATTAGCATCGACACGCTTGGCAATTTCCTGTTCGGCCATTTCCAAGGTGATGTAGAGAACATTCAGTCCATTCATCAGATTGTTTGCCGCACAGTGACACATAAACAAACTTTTGCCGACCCCAGTACCAGCCAAGAATACGTTGAGTGTCTTACGAGGCAAACCACCTTTCGTGATCTTGTTCATATACTCAAGATCGAATGGAATCTTATGCTGTTTGGTGTGATAGTAATCATATCGAGCATCGGCATTCTCGAGGAAGTCATGCCCGATACTGGTATCAAATGAGACTGAAAGTGCGTCGGTTAGTAGTCCTGGAATACTACCCTTGGAGAGGTTTGTGTTGTCACCATCCAAGATCTTGATTGAGTTTACAATTGCATTATAGATTGCTTTATCTTGACAGAACTTTTCAGTCTGATTGACAAGCCAATCTACATCTTGGCGCTCAGGTTCATTTATATCTTGAATATAAGTCTTGGCTTTGGCAAATTGCTCATCAGTAATACCTTTAGCATTGGAAAGGTCAATGATGATTGCTTCTTTACTTGGGATCTTATTATATTCACCAACATACTTTTCAATAGTAGAATAGATCTTGTTTTCAATAAAGTCAGAGAAATATTCTTGCTTTAGATGAGGCAATGATTTGCGAGCAAAATCTTCATTATATAGTAAATTGTTGAAAATTACTTGTTCTATCTTCATCGGACCTCCTGTTATCGTTGACATTTTACTCACTATATCAAATAACGAGTAAAATGTCAACCGATCTAATTAACTTATTCTTCGTCTAGATCTTCATACACTGATGAATCATCTTCATCAGATACAAGAGTACTATTACTGACTAGGAATCTTGTTTCAACAAACTTGTTAAATGATGGAGACTCGAGAATAGGATTCCAAAAATCAGCAGAGTTAGTGTCCTTCTCACGGAAACTCTTCTCTCCGACTTCACCAGTTTCCATATCAACTGTCTGGTACCAACCATTCTTAGGCTTGATAACATGTCCTGAGTCAAGTCCGAGTTCAAGTAGACCTGACCATTTGTTGATACCACCGGCAAACTTTACCGTGAATGGGAACTTAGACTTTTCCTTCACGAAGCGAGACTTCTCGATGTTGATAGTGAAGTTATAACCAGCAAGCTGATCCTTGCCGTCAATCTTTTCCTTCTCCTGAGACTTACCGATGATGAACACTTGCATAGCAGAGTACATACCACCAGTACCACCGGACATGATAGCCTTGCTGAACATTTCCATAGTCTGGTAAGTGTGGTTGACTGCAATGCAAGGAATGTCCTTGGTAGTCAAGTGAGGAGTAACAATACGCCAGAGTGACTTCATGACCTTAGCACGAGTCATATCAGCTGCGGCATTTCCGTTTAGAGCATCTTCAGCTTCCTTCTTAGAGGCAAGGTTACCAACCGAGTCGATGAAGAAGATGACCTTGTCACCACGATTGAGTTCATCTAGGCGCTTGGCAATATCAAACTTCAATTGCTCTAGATGCTCGATAGGAACGTGAATCATTCTGCTTGGGTCAATACCATTTGACTTGATATAGTCTGGAGTGATACCAAATTCAGAATCGTAGAAGATACAAATTGAATCTTTGTGCTTCTTCATATAAGCCTTGACAAGAACAAGACCTAGAAGTGATTTAAAGTGTTTTGAAGGTCCGGCTAGAAAAGTA